ACTTCTATCGACACCTATGACGAACCTTTTGAATATGGTTGGGTCATTGTATCTATTCTTTAACTGTTTGACTACCATTTGGTCTAACTCTTCTAATTCGTCACTGGTAATTAGTGCAAACATTAAATCTGCAGTTGCAGGAAGTCCAAATGATTCTGAGGTATCCGTCAATTCAATATCAGTAGACCCAAAACCACTTCTTGTAGTCTGAGTTGCACTCATGATTGGTACATCAAACTCTACTGCAAGTCCTCTTAACTCTTCTGCGATACTCTTAACCAATGTGTAAGAGTTTGCACCAGCACCTGGCTTAATTCTATGACTTGCACATATGTTTAGATAGTCAACAAAGATAACATCGGGTTTGAAATCTTTCTTGATTTCTAATTCCTGTAATAAGTGTCTAAAATGACCAACATGAGCAGATGCAGTAGGATACTCTTTGACAATCAGTTTACCTTTTGTCTTGTTTTTAAGTTTATCTACTTTCTTACCAAACTGATTCTTTGTTATGTCGGGTAAGTCACCAATAGGAATATTCAGAATGTTTGCATCAATTCTCTCTGCAATCTTTTCTTCTGACATTTCAAGTGTAATGTAAAGTACATTCTTGTTCATCATTAAGTGACTTGCACCCATATGACACATGAATAATGATTTACCAACACCTGTTCCTGCAAGACATATGTTTAGAGTCTTATTGGGTAATCCACCTTTAGTAATCTTGTTGAAGTATTCTAGGTCAAACGGAATCTTCTCTTCTTCCGTATGATAAAATTCCCATCTGTCTTCTGCATCTTCTAATTGGTCGTGACCAATATGAGTATCAAATGACACGGAAAGTGCATCCTTAAGGAGTTCGGGTATATCACCTCGTGACCGTTGAGACTTCTCATCAAGCACCTCTATAGAGTCCATGACAGCGATGTAGATAGCCCTATCTTTGCACCATTTTTCTGCCTCGTCTATTAACCAATCTTGTGGGGTTTCGTCTTGATGTGAACCAATCTCCTTAACAATAGTTTTAGAGGATTTTAATACATTGTCTTGTAGACTTGTATTGTTCTCTAAATTTATGAGAAGTGCCTCTATTGTAGGAGTTTTGGTATATTTGTCAAAGTAATTACTTACCTCGTCAAATACAGTCTTTTCATCGGTCTCGGTGAAGTACTCTGCCTTTAAAAAAGGAAGCACCTTCCGTGCAAATGAATCACTCTGAATCAGATTCTTGAGTATCGTCTGTTCTATTCTCGCTTGTTCCATACTTAAAATATCCTTGTGCGTGTGTTTCTAGTTGTTCCATTACATCGGGTGTAAAGAACTTTTCGGGGTTGTTATTAATGGTCTTACCAAATTCAGTTTTACCATTAGGTAGTTTAACACGAGTTCCCTCTTTTGTAAAGACATCAAATGCCAGTGCCATATCGAGTAAACCGTAATACCTATCCAACCCTTTATCATAAGATAATCTGACATCTACCATTCTGTTTTCAACAGTCATTCTTGACTTTGCGTTTTTACAGTGAATGATATTACCAATTATCTCCGTACCCTCTTTTTCTTTCTTCTTAGAAAGGTAGATAATAGATGAAGCAGCGTACTTGAGTCCACTACCACCACCCATTTCTTTCTGAGGGAACATAGAACCAATCACATCATATGTGTGATTTGTCACAATCATAGGGATACCTACTCTACCCAATTTCAATGTCAAGACTCTGAATGCACCTTTGGTGATTTGAGCACGAGTCATATCTTTAGTCTCTTTACCTTCTGCAGTGTCTTCGATTTCTTTAGTAGTTGATAACATACCAAGTGAATCTAAACAAAACATCATTTTAGGACGTTTGGATTTCGGAGTATCCATATACTTATCCAGTATGGATATTGCTTGATTTCTGAACTGTTGAACTGTCACAACAGGAACAATAACAACTCTTGATGAGTCTATTCCTCTTGATTCAATCATATCTTTTGATATTGCAGATTCAGATTCAAAGTATATTACTGCAGAATCGGAATGGTCTTCTAAAAACTGTCTAACCATTCCTAGTGCGAAATAGGTTTTACCAGTTGCAGATTCACCTGCGATTGCAGTAATTTTGTTTGAAGGTAATCCACCGTAAAGTGAACCACTTAGAAGTGCGTTGAATATGTGAGAACCAGTGTCGATGAAATCATCAACATCCCCAGCCGCAACTCCTTCAGAAACTATACTTGCGTATTCGTTTCCCGATGCCTTAATAAGGTCTTTTAATATGCTTGTCATAATTTACACCTCTCATAATGTATACTCTATTATACAACTATTTAAGTTATTTTGTAAGGTGTTTTTTAGGTTTTTCTGACATTTGTTTTAGAGATTCGTCTTTGTGCATTCTTACATCAACGTAGTTGGTGAGGGTAGTTTTAAGTGAATGAATTTGGATTTCTATGACTACTAGGAATGTGACTATAAACCCTATCATGAAAATATAGAAACAGTCCATCGCCGTGATAATCATGATACCTCATCAATCTGTTCTTGAGTGACAGTTCCCTTCTCTAATAATAGTTTACGATGTTCTAAGTGTCTTTGTTCTGTAGTATCTTTATTTTCCCCAGTGTATTCCACTGCGTGATGGTCTAGAATCATCTGTTGATTGACTGATACTCTGCTAGTAGATTCAAATGTTTGGTGTCCTTCTGACTCGTCCATCCAGTCTTCGTCTGATTCGACATGACTGACAAATAATTCTCCAAGTATACGTCCGAATTTTCCCTTGTCGTGACTAACGAGGGTAATATCACCTTCTGATAGAAGATGTGTAAGATGTTTTTTTGCGGCCTTTCCAAATAACTTTTCAACCTTATCTCTTGTTCTTGATTCGGGTGTATCAATTCCCATTAAGCGTACTCGTTGTTTTTTAAGTACGGTTGAGAAACCTAAGTCTATATCGACATCAACAGTATCACCATCTACGATTTTTGTGATGGAAACATGGAATTCGCATTGTTTAAATTTTGTAGACATACGGTTATTTATCCTAAATCAGTTCTTATCATTCTATGAAATCTTCTCTTGAAAGGGGGGGTGGTTTGTTATGCTTTCGATGAGAAGATTTTTCTTCATAGTTAATCATCGCTTTCTGAATTGCATCTTCAGCTAATACACTACAGTGTAATTTGATTGGTGGTAAGTCTAGTGCATCTGCAATATCCTTATCTTTGATAAGTTTTGCTTCGTCTATTGTCTTACCCATCATCATATCTACGAACATTGATGAACTTGCGATTGCACTTCCACAACCATAAGTCTTAAACTTTACGTCAATGATTTTTTCATCGTCATTTAATAATAATTGTAGTTGCATTACATCACCACAAGCTGGAGCGCCTGCGAGTCCTGTTGCAACATGAGGATTATCTCTGTCGAGAGAACCAACTGAGTGTTTTTTCGGGTCATTGAGTACTGATTCAAATCGTTGTACTACTTCTTTACTATATGCCATTTACCATAATGCCCATACCGTTAATGAAAAGACAATGAGTACGAGGGCTTGTTCTATTGTCATATATCTATTTAGTGTAATTTATCCAAAGAAGCTATCCAATGATGCAACTGGTTCTACATTCCAACCAATTAAAGTGATAATGTTTTTTAGGGGTTCAATGAATGACTTATCAAATTGCATATCATAATCAACATATCCATTCAATTCGAACTCTTTGGGAAGGACGTTGATAAACGATATAACATTCTCATTGATTGGATTAGGTATTGTAAGATAAGTGAAGTGTATCTTGTCACTGTTTTTAACGTTCTCATATCTTCTATGAACGTTCTTTTTCTTGAGTAGATGATTATACAGTAATGCACCCCTAACGTGTATGGGTGTACCTTTACTATAAATGTGTGTACCATCAGAATAATTTGCAAGATTATTACATCCTCTTGGTGATGCAATCTCTTCTACTGGAAGGTTTCTAAATTCCTTTCGTGCAGTCTCTACGAAGTCCCATACCTCTTCTTCGGTTCCA